CTTTCAATAGAATATCCGGCTCCGCCACCAGAACCACTGGCACCAATAATTGCGCTGTCGTGGAAAAGACTCATGACGGAAACCGGTATTGTTAGTGATTAAAAATCAGTTGCTCCAGGGCAGGCCTGCGGCAACCGAGGGGGTGCGCTGTTCGTCAAGTTGCTTCTGCAGAGCAGCTTCGATGTCAGCAACTTTTTCTTCGCCAAGGGCTTCTTTGACCCAGCCCACCACTTCATCAAGGGTTAATTCCGAATATGGAATCAGGTTGTCTGGGCGCTCGAAACCAATGGAGCCGTAAGCACCAGAGGTATATACATCATCCTTGGCATCGATGGTGTAATGAGCAGTAAACACAAAGCCATCAGAAACTTCACGCTCAAGCTGAGCAATGTTCCAGGTAAAAGTAGTAGCAGAAGACTTGGTAGCCATGGTTAAAAATCCTTTCTAAAACTATACCAAAATTACGAATAATTTGCAGTAAAGACCGTGTGAATACTGGTGCTGGTACGCACAACATAATCGACACGATCAATGGCTCCCGATGCGGTGCTCAAGGTGGGTGCGGTGCCTCCAGCAAAGTCCCAATAGCTACCCCAGCTAAGGGTATTAGAACCAGAACCTTGGATGATGAAAATGGAACCCGTTTGACCGGCGGTGATGTTGGTTGGGTTAGCCAGTGTTCTGTTACCACTGATGGTGAGAGTGAAGTTGCAATTTGCCGCAAAATCAGGTGTAACAGTCGCACCATCGGTCAGCGTACCAATCTCAGCAACTGCGCCATTCTTAACAGTAACAACACCGTTCTGGCTAATACGAACACGCTCAGTAGGCGAAGATGCCCCATCCGCCGTAGTGGAGAACACTAGGCGGCCCGGCATGTCATTATTGCCAGGTGTACCATCTACAATCGCCTCAATAGATGCGCCAGCTCGGAACTCGTCCCCATCAGCACCAGCAAAAACAACTTCGCCTAGAGAATCACCGCTAGAAACGGTCGTTAAACTACCAACTGAAGTACCCCTGCTTTTTAGTAGCTGAACTGACGGCCCATTGGTTGTATTTTGGAATCGAGACAGCGAGATACCTGTATCGCCAGTATTAGCAAAATAAGCATTTAAGCCGGTGTAGCTAGTGACATTAAGACCAGAGTGAGTAGACGTGCCAACTAACAACCTGCCGGAGCTGTCTACAGCAAGACGCTCATTTGTAGACGTAGATGAGTCGAGCAGCTTAAGTCGCCCGTCTGAATCATCGCGGTCAAGCACCCAGTAACTACCAGCATTATTGCTAATAGAGAACTGGCCTCTACATTCAAGCGTTGTCAGGGGCGCAGTAGAGCCAATCCCTACGCGGCCTGAGGAATCAATCCGAAGCCGCTCTGTAGAAGCCGTAAGTAATGCGAGCGTATTGGCGGCAGGCGTCTGGATGCTGGCGTACTGAGTTGCTGCGCCATTGTCTGTGAACTGAATAGCTCCGATGCTGTCTGAAGATCGCCCACGAACTCGATACGCAATGGCATCTGATCCTGCTACTACGTCAAGGGAAACGCCAGGGCTACTAGTCCCCAGACCTAAGCGGCCACTGGAGTCCAGGCGCATGCGCTCGGAACCATTGGCATAGAAAGCCGTAAATCCAGTTGATTCCTGTCCAAAATAAATGTTGTTGTCCGCCCCTAATCCCAAAAGTCTTACAGAACCACCTGTAGAGTTAAGTGCTCTGTAATATGCGTTGTTAGTTATTTGGATCGTTCCAGCCACGTCTAAGGCATATGTTGGGTTTTTCCCAACCCCCACATTCCCACTGGCATCAACAAACAACCGCCCAGTGCCACTAGTCGAGATGGCTACTTGGTCTGCGCCGGGGGAATAGAGTCCAGTATTTGGGTCTCCGTTTACACTGATGGATGGAGAAGAAGCACTGCCGCTTGGAATCGAAAGACCAGTGGCAAGGACAACTTGATTTCCACTAAGAGTATTAAATAAACCGAGGTCGCCGGTAACGGTTGCGCCAGAAACACTCGTGGTAAAAACACCAGTTACTGCTGTTGCAGTAGTGAATTGAGCCGTATTGCCTGTTACGGTTGCCCCCGAAATCCTGGTTGTAAAGGTACCAGAAACTCCAGTGATATTTGCAAAGTTTGCAGTGCCACCAGTAATGGTGGTGAATTGACCTGCGTTACCAGTTACCGTCGCACCAGAAACAACAGTGGTAAAAATACCGCTAACACCAGAAACAAGAGCGGCACCTTGAAGAGCAATGCCACTAATCGCCAGGTTGACATCCCCTGTGGCGGTGTAATAAGTAAGGGTATCTGCCTTTAAAATTCCGTATGGCATGAGTAACTACTATCCTTTAAATCTAGTTTAATCCAAGATTTTCCAAGTTGAACCAGATGGAACCGTCACGGTAAATCCAGATGCAATTTCAACTGGTCCAACAGATAAACCGTTGTATCCAATTCCAATTGCATAGTTAATGTCAATAACGATCTTTGTTTCTGCAATTGCATTGGTAACAAGAGTTCCTGTAGTTGTTGCAACGGTCCAGGTTGTCTGCCCGTTACCGAGCGTGGTAAGGACATAGCCCGATGTGCCGGGTGTTGCAGGGAAGGAAAACTGGTTGAAAGGACGAACGTCGCCTGCACCAGAAGCAAAGACAACACCACCTGCGACAAAGGTTGCACCTGTAATTAACGTAAAACGTCCTGTGCCAGCCGTTAAGTTATTGCCGGTGATTGTGGCGCCAGACAGATTTGTGTACTGGCCACTAACAACAGTTGTGGAACTGAATAAACCAGTGGTTCCAGTAATTGTGGCCCCAGAAACACGGGTGAAGTTTCCAGTATCTGTCGTTAGAAGAGCAAATAAACCAGTTGCACCTGTAACGGTTGACCCTGAAACACGGACAAAATTACCGGTTCCAACAGTGGCTGTACTTGCATTAAGTGCATTGCCAGTAATTGTGGCGCCACTTAGCAGTGTCGTAAAGACACCAGTGACCCCAGTGACGGAAGTGGCTTGGACAACATTACCTGTAACCGTTGGTGCGTAAACAAGCGTATTGCCGTATACGCCATTACCAGTAACACTGTCAAATAAAGCAGTTGTGCCTGTGACAGTTGAACCCGAAATAGTGCCGCTAACAGTGAAGTTGTTAACGACTGTCCCAGAGCCGCCGATAAAAAGATCACCGCTGGCGGAGAGATTACCCGTCGTGGCAATCGTACTAACGTTGATTTGATCAGTAAAAGTACCTGTTGCGGCAGTAATGGTAGTAAACAGACCCGTTACGCCTGTTACGGTTGCACCAGAAATACGGCTGGTGAACGTGCCAGAGATACCAGTAATCCTGGAGAAACGTCCTGTATCCCCGGTTATGACTGCGCCGGAAATCTGTCCTGCAAAAGTACCAGACGTTGATTGAATCTCGGTAATATTGCCGGTTAATGCGGTAATTGTTGCACCTGAAACACCAATGGTTCCAGTGACGTAGGTTGCAGTCAGACTTGTAAATTGACCTGTGCCACCAGTGACCGTAGTACCAGACAGGTTAATGAACTGGCCCGTGACACCATTGAGCTGAGTAAATTGACCGGTGACACCTGTAATGACAGCACCAGAAAGCTGACTTGTAAAAGTACCTGAGACGCCGGTAGTGTTACTAAAACGTGCAGTATTACCTGTAATGACCGCACCGGAAAGCTGACTGGTGAATGTTCCAGAGACTCCAGTCAGGTTTGCAAAACGTCCAATATCGCCGGTAACAACTGCGCCAGAGACACTTGCCGTGAAAACACCAGTGGCACCCGTGATGGATGTGGTGTTAATTCGAATGGCGTTAATGGTATTTCCGGTGATTGTTTGACCAGTGATACCGCTAGCCGCAATGGCGTTTCCGGTAATTGTTCCACCGCTGATTGCGGTAATTTGAAACGAATCAGCCGTGCCATTGACAGCTTGAAGACTGACAAAATATCCGTTGGTTCCGTTAACGTTCAAACCCTGGATACTTTGACCAGTAATCGTTGCGCCACTCAGCGTGCCAGTTACGGTCAGGTTATTGAGAGTTAAGTTGGCAAAACTGGTCGAACCAGAAACGGTGAGATTACCCCCAAGGGTTGTATTGCCAGATACATTTAAATTATTGGTAACCGTTAAGTTGTTAACAGTTCCACCAGTTAACTGAAGATAGTAATTATTAAGATATGCCTTATGATCTTGTACTGTAAATTTCTTATTTTTTAACCCAGGATCAACCTCTGAAACGTGGACAATAGTAAATAGGTCGGCATCCGCAATGTCGACCGAACTAATTGCAGGTAAATCTGAGATCCGCCTATTGGCCACCTATACGCTCGCAAACCTTATAACTAAAATTATAGTTTAGGTTTGTCGTATTTTATTTGACCTTTATTTCAACCTGAGGTAAGATGCGAGCCCCAAGTCCCCACAAAGCTTGTGCTCCAGCAACCAGACCGCAAGACAAGAAAAGAATCAACAAGAGTTCAGCAACTGTAAAGTTGCGCCTCACATAAACAACTTGGGTTTGAACCTGAGGTGGCACCATAGACGGCGGGGGTACTGCAAGCCGCTGCGTTTGTACTTGCTGAGAAGATGCTTCTGCTGCAGCTTGGGCAATCGCACGTTCCCTGGCAACAGCTTTTAGCATCTCCACCTGCTCTGCCGAAAGCTTTGGCATCTGCTGGAACTCAGGTGGAATACTGTTTTGGACTTGTTCGTCCATAGTCATAACAAAGCTTGTTCAAATACATTAGCATTTAGCCAAAACAGTTGAGGTATGTCGTACGGAATTCGCAAGGGCTTAGAGGATATTGCATACGAATTGAAAGGAATTCGTAATATTCTCGGTAGTCTCTGGGCTTTGCAGCAAGGAGCCCAGGATAAAAACAGTCCCAATCCAGAGATGTATGCAGATGAATACATCTCAACCGAGGAGTGCGCCAGGCGTCTTTCGGTTTCGGATCAAACAATCCGTAATTGGATTGCTATTGGAAAGACCAGTACAAAAGGCGCTGGATGGACTGAGGGCATTCATTACGTCAACATCAATCCAGGGGCAAACAAAAAAAACAAGCTTCGGATTCCGTGGAATCACCTGGTCCGTTCCTTTGCCAAGAACCCTGAACTAAGCAACAAAGATTACAAAGAAAAAAATGCTCACGGTTATCGAATTAACGCGCATTCCATCGACGCTTACTTGGCCTCTTTAGAAAGTTCTCCAGATGCAGAAGAAGACAGTACCCCTGGCTCATCGATTTGAAACCTTTCAAATCGAAGAGGTAAATCTAGAGAATTACAGGGAAATTCTTCCGGTTTCCTTGGCGCTCCAGATGGAATGTTTCATGCCGCCCGAGGGTTCTTTTGATGATGGATGCCTGCGCCGGTATCTAGAAATCATTAGAAACTACGAAGAGGAGGACGTGAATTCAAACATGACTTTGGCCAATCGATTGCGTGTTGCCTTCCGTGACATGAATCCTGATACCATCTGTAGCAAGTTCCCAGCCGCAGAACTACCTCTCAAGCGGCGGTTGCGTTGCGTTGCTGAGTATTTAATTCGCTCTGGTGAATTTGACAAACTTCGGGACGAAAGCGGTAAGCTTATTAAAAAACGTGGTGTCTTAGGCAAGTTGGTCGTCATCTATCAGCCATTGCCTAAGCTCCAAGAGGTCCTTCAAAAACAAGGTTTAGCATCCCATGAATAGACGCGAGAAGCTGATCGCTCAGGCCATTGGCCCTGATATGGACGATACCAAGGTCCGGATGCTGGACGCTACGGTGCGTTTAATCCTTGGTGATATGGGTGAACACTATTGCAAGATGTGGGATGTGGAAGGGCCTGGGGTGATGGTGTTCCAGCCAAAAAACAAAGAGCGCTCTATGTTTTTCTGGACACTCAAAGAAATTCACTCAGCACAAGAGGAGTGCGAGCGAGCAAACGACGGTGATCTAGCCGAAAGCTTTAGGCGTATTCTCTCTGCTGCACAAAAGATTGATCCAACTGAAAAAGCTGGATATGTCATTAATGATGATGAGGGTATTCGATACTTCGAAGTGGACTACAACAAAGAAACCAATCAGTAATGGCAATTACTAAAAGCGGCATGCGCCGTGAAGATTTGGAGCTTGTGACTAATGCAGATCTTGTTGCGGCAGCACATGGCCTAATGGGTCACATCGATCTTGACGTGGCAAGCTCTGCTTTTGCCAATGAGTATGTCAATGCTAAAAACTTCTTCACGCCCACAGATGATGGGCTGAATGACCAGGAATGGTTCGGCAAAGTTTACTTATTCCCGCCCAGTGGGACGTACTTCTGGGACAAAAAGAACGAACGGTGGAAGATGACCAGGGCATGTTCTTCGACGTTGACATCGTCCCATGCTGTTTGGTTTCGGCGTCTTTTCAAAGCTTGGTACCATAACGAAATCGAGGAGGGTCTTTACTTCTCTAACTGTCCCGACATGTTTAGGTACGAACAGCGGCTCTTTGATTTTCCGGTGTGCATTCTGCGTACTGTACCAAACCTTGTAGCGCGAACAAACGAAGGAGTTAAAAACCACAACACCTGCACCTCATTCTTGGTTTATCTGCAACCAAAGGACAATATTGGTGAAGCAACCCAGCGATTCATCGATATTTACTCCGAAAAAGGTCGTGTTCTTTGCTGAATGATCTATATTGAAAAAGCTTTAAAAGGTCTATGAGCGTTCTCTGCGATAAAGAAATCCGTCAACTCGCGGAAGAAGAAGAGATGATTGTCCCGTTCCAGGATCGTCTCATCAGCAAAGAAGATGGCCGTCGTATTCTTAGCTATGGACTAAGTTCCTATGGATACGACATCCGTTTGTCGCCAGAACAATGTCTCATCTTTGGACGCATCTCTGAGGGTGAGTGTGATCCAAAGGATTTCAAGCCGGAAATCCTGACCAATGCCGAATTGCTAGAGGACGAAAAAGGCAAGTATTTCCTTCTTCCTCCCTATGGGTATTGTTTGGGCGTGGCACGAGAGCGCCTCAAGCTTCCCCGTGATGTAACTGTAGTTGCCGTTGGCAAATCTACGTATGCCCGATCGGGAATCCTGGTTAATATCACTCCTGCCGAGAGTGGCTGGGAGGGTTATTTGACGCTTGAAATTAGCAACTGCACAGGGCTATTCAACCGCATTTACGCAGATGAGGGCGTTACCCAGCTCCTCTTTTATCGCGGCAATCCATGCGAAGTCAGCTACCAGGATCGCAAGGGTAAATATCAGAACCAAGCCCCTGAAGTTGTCTTCAGTAAGGTCTAATCAACTAAAACTGTCAAGCCAGTTGTACGCCTTGCCAGATCGTGGTTGAGGCTTGTTGGGGTAGTTAATACTACCCCTCGCACCTGGTGCTTCGCCTAAGGTTGGAAGAACAACACCTTGTCGTGAAGACGGTTGGCGTCCAACGGATGTACCAATGATTGGGTATTGGGTATCAGCTTGTGATTTATATTTTTCTGCAAGGCGGGAAGCTTTTAGAAAACGAGATACTCTCGCCTGCTGTACCGCATTTTCTGTATCGGCTGCTCCAGCGGTAGCACGTTCGATTGGATCTAGACGCCTCAAATCAACGTCATATTGACGCTCGGGGGTTAAGTCAGTAACTTCACCACCAGAAGAACCAGAGTCATGACGTGGATCGTACTCAAGACGGCCTCTGTAACCAACCGAAGTATCAACCGGCTGGTCGGGATTATCTTGACGTGGGTTATAGAATCTTGCCATGTTAATATTGTAATCGAGGCAATTTAGGCCAGGATATTCCCATGCATAGCCCTGCTGATTACCGCGACGGTCTCGGTCAAAGCATCATTGACGAAGTCATGTGCCGTTGTCTGAATCAGGCAACATTTGGTACTGATCTCGACAATGAAGAAAATGATGTGCCATTATATGACCAGTACAATCGCGGCTTAACGTTATGCGAAGAGGGGCTGGAAAGGAATCCACTGGAACTCGAGGGGGCACGGCCTGGAATGACGGGTTATATCCCATCGATGGAGGAAGCACTGGAGATGTACCCAGCTTCATCGCCACGACCGAAGACCTTGATTCTGGACTTGGGAACAGCACCGGAGGAGGAGCTGATCCTGTCGCAGAAAAGACGTGGTTTGCTCCGGTAGAAACCAGCGATATTCTCGGCATGGAATGCAAAGACGGCGTTTGCCCGGTGCCTTGGGCTGTCAAGGAAGAAGCACCTGTGGTTCAACCGGACCAGGTAAATCATCCTCCGCACTACACCGATGGCGGTGGAATTGAGTGCATTGAAGCCATTGAAGCTCAATTAACACCGGAGGAGTACCAGGGTTATCTTCGTGGTAACAGTGTTAAGTATCTATGGCGCTGGCGTAATAAGGGGGGTAAAACTGACCTTGCCAAAGCACAGTGGTATCTTGATCGGCTGCTGACATTTGTAGAAGTTCAGAACGGCTGAAGTTCATCGTCATCATCCTCGTCGTCGTAGATGCATGCGGCGGCGAGTTCTGCTAGCTCCAGATCGGTGGGAATGTCAAATTCGATATCGACATTCTCATCGGCCATCAATGACTTAACCGCATACCACTCCATCAGGCGCTGGTGGTACAAGTTTAAGAGCGCGGAATAGAGCTGATCCCACGTCATCTCTTGGGCCTGTAGCTCGGCCTTACGCATCGAGAATTGAAGCTCTAAAGGAAGCTCAAATTGGTGAGGTTCAACCGATCTGTCCATTCCTGGTTTCATGCTTCAATTGAAACTATTCTAGGGCTAAATGTCACAGATGCCTTGAGGATCAAATTCCTCGTACTCTGAACCACACCATGGGTCCTCGTCAATCTTGTAGTTATTGGCGAATTCAGACAGAGTATAAGGGTTGATCGACTCTTCTAACATACGGATGGCACGGACCTGGTGAGCTGCCGCGCTGTAGTTACGAAAAGCCGTCAAGAGTATCTCAGTAGAGATCCAGGGATTGTCGTTGACCTGACACAGGAACAGCGCAACTTCTTCTTGGCGACGATGCAGAAGGGCGCCCACCATCTTATGGTCTTGATCAAAGACCCACTTGGGAATTTCTTGGCTGGCGCTGCGCCAATCTTCTCGTTCTAGGCAATCGATAATATTGCTGTACAGAAAAGAGTTCCAGCCAACGGAATGACTGAAAGAAAGTAATGCCTGATGCATGCAGTCATCCAGGCCTAGGTTGAGTTTCTTCAGTTCAGTATCAAGGACTTCTAACTCGTGGTACAGATATTCCAGGGCTTTGCGTTTCGTGCAGAGATGTCCGCGTCTGACTGGAGAACCGTCCGGGTAAAACTGTGTTCCATAACCAATGGTGTAAGGTTCGCCACCAGTGGTCGGATCTGGGTAAGCTTTCTCGTTATACCCTTCGTACTTTCTGATTAGTTCAATTGCAGCAGAAAAATCAGACATGGGGGTAACTTAATTACCCCCAATATACACAAATAATTACTTCCCTTGACCGCGACGTTGTTTACGTCCGTGATTAGGAAGTGAGTTCATGCCCTGTCCTTGCCTAGTTTTTTTCCGCTTGGATTGAATTTTGATGGAGCCGGAGGATTTGGGTTTTGCCATGAGGATCACCAGAGGTCTTCACAAGCCCAGTAACGGGCTGTGTTTTTGTCGGTTACGGAATCACAGTTGTGCCGCGCCCTGAAGTTAGCACGTCTTTTGGGATCCTTGTGCTGTGTGTAGTCTTCGTAACCCCTGGCGCCGTAGCGAATGATCTTTTCCTCGCCACCGTGACAACTCTTAACGACCTTTTTATGTTTATCTCCAGGGGGCGCTTTCTGCGGTGAGTTGCATTTCATCTTGTCCTTCTGGTACCGCTTGGCTGCAGCCACAGCCTTCCTTGGTTTGTCCGACATAATTAACCCGTACTAATGATGAATCTGTTTCTTCTTCCCAATACAATACCTGGAAAGGATTTTGATCAATCCATCTTTCAATTCTATTGAGCCTAGCTTTAGAAAAGAAATCCTGATTTAAGTACCACTCGTGCAACCTGTAGGATGCCTTGGAGGCATTGCAGCGCCTGCAGGCTGGCACTAAATTCTTGCGAGTTGTTTCTCCTGATTTGTGACGTGGAATCACATGGTCAAGACTTGTTGCATCTTCTCCGCAATAAGCGCATTTGTGGTTCCAGGATTTGTATATCTCATCTCTAAATCGTTTCTTTGCTAACTTTGGCGTGACTTCAACGAGTAAGGCGATGGGCTCATGCTCGCTGTAATACATGCTCTTTAGTTGCCGTTACCTTATTTTAATTTCCTTAAGCTTTACAGTTCTTCATGCGACCCTTAAAAAAGTATGAATGCCCTTGACCCAGGGCTCTAACCCGTTACCGTACAAGAGTTGTTCACCCTGACGCTAAGTCATGGCTCAAAACACAGGCTGGGTCTCCGTTGCCCGCGCTGAAGAACTCCTCGGTATCGACCGCAAGGAACTCTTCCGTATGCGGGATAACGGCACACTAAAGCTCGGTCCCCACTTCGCCGCATTCCCGGAGACACGTTCCAGGGATGGCTACCGTTGGAATGTAGAGGCAGTCAGGAAGCACCTACGCAAGCAAGAGAAGCTTGCTGCGGTTGCTTGATCTGTTTGTAGTGTTGCTTCCGTAGCCTATGAGCCAACATTAAATCAGTGATGTTAACGCTGATGACTTGATGAGCCATCAGCCTGTACAACGTGGACGAGAGGATGGATACACGGTCTTGCATTTCGCAAGGCCGTTTTTTCTGCAGATCAAACAGAAAAACCCACTGTGGATGTAGTGGGCGAATCGGACGTTTTTTATTGGGGAGCACCAGGGATGCCTCCGGTCCCCAATCAAAGGACGATAGATCTTCTGGCTTGATGCCATAGGTGGCAATCATACCAAATAACCACGCGGCTCCTTTCGTGGAACGGCTAGAGCTGAGCTGGAAAAAATCGTCAACGATCCGCTGGTCAACAGGGATGGGCTGAGTCATGGCTGGTGTGTCCGCTCGTCCCGAACCTAAGAATGGTACAGGACGGGTCGCTGGTTCTTAAGGAATTCCTAACAAGTCTCGTGAGACTTAACATAAGTATACCTTATTAACAATTATGTCAAGGCTTATATGGCTTGCCATCTTTGTCAAACATGGTGAAACCTTGCATCACAATAAAGTCCGCAGGAACGTTAAATAGTTTTTGCATCATTGGCATCATCATGGGACTTTGACAGTTATAAGGAGGAACGTCCATGTCTGCCAGTGATCTCATGGTCATAACAAAAGAAGCTGCTTCTTTTTGTTCACTTTCAGTATTCTCTACCAATCTTTGTTCCCACGCAGCCATGCTACCAACTTGCACTGGGAAATCAGACGGCTCTGGAGGAAACGTATTGTCCTTGAACTTAAGTGCATAGATGTGTTTGCAATAACGCATCTCATCAAGTAACGGTGTCCAGTTATCAGTAAGCGATGTGATTACACCTTGCTCTGTAGAGTAATCGTTATAGCCAGGCATGCCTTCTGCTTTGGATCCAGGGATTGCTGGGTTGGCTGTACTTCTTAAATACGTAGCACCAAATTCTCTATAAACACCGACATTGTCCCTGGTGGATTTGTTGTCAATTGTGGTTGTCGTCGACAAAGAAAAGGGAACACTATAGCCAGATGGAGCGTAAACATCCATTTCTCTATTGACGGATGCATCATTCATCGCATTGTTATCTACAACACCACTCAACGTGATGACTTCGTAACGACCTGGTTTCACAGAAGAAATATTGTTGCGCGGGAAAAATTTTCGGTCATTTGCTGCTGGATTGGTCAAGAAAGCGTAATCACGGTGTGTAAAATCTTGACAAGAACAGCAGAATCTTGCGCCAGTGATTAAGTACCTTCCAACAGTAAATTGAGCCGGAGACGGTGTTAAGTATTCTTGGTCCGGTGTAACTTGCACTGAACCAGCTTTTTTAAACGTCAAGACACCTGTGTTCTGATTGACGGCAGTCAATACAGCTTGCACGTAGCCATAACGTTTTTGAGTTGTTGGATCAATCGTATCTTTATCAATAATCTCACCATCAATTGTGATAACACGATCCTCCAAAATCTCGGTGATCAAAGGCTTTAACCCCCCTGGGACACCTGGAACAGCTACATAAAAAGGAGGAGGAAGTGGGTTGGCTGGGCTCCAAGAGCCCGCAATCTTTACATACCAGTTGCTTTGGTCTTGTGTAATTGATTCGATATAAAGCCTGTCGTTCGTGATTGGGTCTTTTAACTTATCGCTTCTCATGGACCCGGCATAACGCCAGCCGGCCCAGTGCATGCCAAGCTCTTTGTTGGTCGTAGGGAAGCCAACAAATGCACCCGAAATAATAGGGTTTGGATTAGCTACTGAACTTGGTGTGCCTGACGGAACAGGAATTTGATATTGAAATGGATAAGTAAAATCGTTATCGTAAAACGTTGCTGTGGCTAGTTCATAGCCACGGCGCCAACGAGACCAAGCCGATTCTCGATTGATCGTACTTAAAGAATCGGGGATGGATCCCTTGGAAAATTCGGTTGTGATTGGCTTTAGGCGAAATGGATCCTTATCCTTTTCTTTGGTAAAAGGTGTAAAAGATCCAAACGTACCCTTTGACTTAGTCACAACTCATCAGAAGAAACCGCCTTGTGCGTACACATGAGCACCTGGGGTATAACCAGAAATGTTGGGGCCTTCCGCAAACACACCCACATAAATACGGTCGCCTCGCTCCAGGTAAATCCCTTTGTTGCGAAGTGGTGCGCTAGGACCAAGACCGTTGGTGTTGCCTGCTGTTGGCATGGGAACTGCCAACTGAGGCATCACGTCAGAGCAGTCAACAACACCACTGTTGGCAGGAACAGTTTTTGCAAATAGAACACGGTAGTCGCCACTGGCTGGGATAGGAGTGGTCGTATTACGAGTCTGATAGAAAACAAATGTTACCGCTGGTTGATAACCATAGGCCACGCCTTGGTACTGGAAACCACTAGCAATAGCACCCGAATAGTTCAGTGCCGTATTAACTCCAGTAAGAGTACCCGAGCCGGTATAGGTATAATAACCAACTCCACTTGCGGTCCCATTGGTAAGAACCGCAGAGGATTGAATATAAACAACTTGGCCGCTTGTTAAGGCAACAACAGTACCAGACGTTGACGCATTGACGGTGTAATCAGCGTCCCGATAACGATCGTTGCGAGCAATCGTGATCGAATCGACGACACCACCGTTATTATTGTCTTCGCTGAGGTTCGCGTCCATGTCCACCAAAATAGATGGTGCCTGGCCGCCCTGCACGAAGATCGTATTACTCGCCTGGCTACCAACAGTCTGAGTGGTAACTCGGACCGTATCAAATAACGGACGATCAATAAATAGGGGCTGCTTGTTGCTGCTAGTACTGGATATTGGACTTAACACCCTGTCTATGCTAGTTTGACAGGGGCCTCCGAAAACTTCTTTTATTCTAATGGAACAAACTAGATTCAAATGTGCGCAGTGCGGAAATTTCTATGAACGTTTTGGAAATACTGCAGCTTGGCACAGAAAGCGTTTAAAAGAACGTGGGTATACATATTGTTCAAAATCATGTGCATCGTTTAAACACGGTGGAAATAAAAATAAAACTTCCGAATACACTTCTTGGCATGCAATGAAAAACAGGTGCAATAACAAAAAGTGCAAAGTTTATGACAGATATGGCGGACGTGGAATAACTTATGATCCTGCTTGGGAGAATTTTATAAACTTTCTTAAAGACATGGGAGAAAAAACCGATCCTTCGATGGAACTAGAAAGAATTAATAATGACGGGAACTATTGTAAAGAAAACTGCAGATGGGCAACACGTAAAGAGCAAACACGAAACCGTGGCGGTAAACGTGCTACCAGGCTTTACACGTTTGATGGGAAAACAATGTGCATTGCGGACTGGGCCAAGGAAGTTGGTATCAGTCCACAATCAATGCAAAAACGATTAAACAACGGCTGGCCTTTAGAAGAAGCCTTTTCCAAAGAGCGTCATGATAAAAAGGGCTCCAAACAAGTGAAGCCCTCTAAATCAAAACTGAGTCAGTGATTCCAGGAATGGCGTCCTAGGGGTGTAAAGGGACGCCGTTGCCGTATCGGTTTCCATCTGTGTCATTGGACGCTGGAGAGCAGTTTTAAATAACTGTTCTCCCAAAGATGGAACAACACTTTGGTCATTGAGCAGGAAATTCTGCAACAAGAATCCCTTCAAGAAATCTTGAACGCTAGATCCGGATGCTTCCTGTGCCTGTACCGCTGG